TATTGAAAGGTAACCCTACTTGATTAGCAGATAAACCTATGCCACCATATTTTTTCATTGTATCAAACATTGCTTCTGATAGTTCTTTTCTATCTTTAAATCCTTCTTCTTTCAACATATCATTATTAAAAGGTGCAATTGCCGATTGTACTCTTGGATCAGTTGGTGGTATTAGTTTTAGTTCTTTCATATATCTCCTATGTATTTTGTAATCTAGTAAAGTTTTGATACTTCTCAAATTTTAATATGTTAGTAAACTTATCAAATAGTATATCGCCTTTATGTGATATAATAAAGATGTTTTCATTTTTTAATTTATTTACTATCTTAAAGAAATCATCTGTGCCTTGTTGATCTAAACTAGAATCAAATATCTCATCTAGTATTAACAAGTTTGTGTTTACGCTATTCTTCATTTTTGCAATAGTTCTCCAAGTAAATAATATTGCAAGGTCTATTCTTAACTTCTCTCCTTCACTAAAACTATTNTAATTAAATGTATCTCTATGACGACTCTTTACTGTTTCGTTAAATTCTTCNTCTAAATGAAANGATACAAAGAAGTCCATTGCCTGTAAATGTTGATTGATTAAGTTGTTTATNATAGGTACATACTTCTTAATTATATGACCTCTAGCACCTTTATCACTTAATACTTCTCTTAATACATCAACATATTTCTTTTGATTTACTATCTTGTCAGTTGTTAATTTACAAGTTTCTAGTTCTTCTTTTAGTTGTTGTAAGTCTGTAGCAATTTGTTTACTATCTGTTTGTTTGTTTTCTAGTTGTAGTATTTCTTCATTTATCTTATTACTATAATTGTTTATTTCGTTTAATGAAGTGTTTACTTTTGCAATATCAACATATAAGTCTGATAGTTTTTTAGATACTGTACCAAAGAAAGTAATCTTTTCTTCTACTTTAGCAATCTCACCTGTTAGTTTTTGCATACCATCATTAAGAGTTTCTACTTTAACTTTTAACTCATCTTGTTTTTTGTGTTTAAAGTCTTCGTCAATAGGTTGTGTGCAAGTAGGACAGTTATCATTCTCACTAAAAAATTTAATGTTTTGATTGTGTCTTTCTAAATTAGTTTCTATTTTAGTTTCTATCTTCTCTAGTTCTTTTAACTTGCTATCTGATTGTTCTTTGTCTTCTAGTTGTGTATTACATTCATCTATTGAATTGTTTAGGTCTAATATTTTATTTGAGTATTCTTCTTTTGCTTTTGCGTGTGTTTCTAGTTGTAGTTTCTTATCATCTATATCACTTGTGTTTAATTCTGACAATGATTTAAAGTGTTTCATTTCTGTTTCATATTTTGTTTCTAATAAATCACACTTATGTTTTACATTTAAAACTTCTTTTGATAACTGACCTTGTTGATCTCTTAATATTAAATCCATTTGAGTAAATACTTTTACATCTAATATTTCTTCAACAACATCTCGTCTGTACCTTGCCTTCATTTTCATAAAAGGTTCGTATGAAGAAGAACCTAGTATAACAACTTGAATAAATGATCTGTAATTTAACTTCATAATATTATGTTCTAAATATTTTTGATAGTCTATACTAGAGGCATTTTGATTTAACAATTGTCCATTCTCATATATTTCAAATAGATTAGGTTTTATACTTCGTTTAACTTTATATTGTTTTGTTCCTACTTCAAAATCTATCTCTACTTCACATTCACTATTATTAATAGTGTTTATCATTTGTTCTTTTTTAATTATTCTAAAAGGTTTGTTAAACAATGCCCAGCATAAAGCGTCAAGTAAAGTAGATTTACCTGATCCGTTTTGTCCTATAACAAGTGTTGTAGGCGATTTTTTAAACTCTACTTCTATTGGTGTGTTACCTGTTGAAAGAAAGTTTTTATATTTTATCTTTTTAAATACTATCACTCATTTGCCTCAACATATAATTCTTTAGTAAAATCTTTAAGTTTCTTTCTATCTAAATCTGTATCTATTTGATCTATGTAGTTGCCAAGAAAGGTCATAGTGTCCTCGCCTTGATCTAGTATGTTTGATTTTACTGTTTGTTTAATATCAATAGGGTCTTCTATTATTTGTAGTTCGTGTACATTACTATTAGTATAAAACTTTTCTACAAGTTTGTTATACATTTCTTCATTTGTTTTAAATGATACAAACATTTTAACAAAGCAATTTTCGTAAGGTGTTAAATCAAAGTTAGTGTAGTCCTTTGTTCTATCATCATATATTATCTTTTTAAATATGGCAAGNTCATTAGGTATTCTTTCTAACTCTCTTGTTTCTGTATCAAAGATATGAAATCCTTTAGGACAATTATGATCTGACCACATAATTTGATATTGTGTTCCTAGATAATAGATAAGACCGTCATCTGATTTTTTGTGAAAGTGTCCAGACATAACTTTTTCAAATCGTTTAAATTGTTCTTTATCTAAACCGTGGTCATTCATATGACCTTTGTGCATTTCAAAACCTTTAATTTCTAAATGACCAAAACATATAGCAGCCTCGGAGTGATCTATTGCGTGTATTGAATCTTCATAGTTGTCATCACATATCCAAGGTAAAAATAACATACGACAACCACCTAGTTCTACTTCTTTGGGACCATCATATATCCAAGGTTCGTTTACACCATCAAAAGATGTACACAATTGTTGAATAGAGTTTACTTTGTTTGTATTCTTATAGTAAGTGTCGTGGTTACCTAATATAATATGTGTATCTATCTTTAAGTCCCATAGTCTTTTCCAAAACTTCTTTTGAAAATTATGTGCAGTATTAAAGTTTATAAATTTTCGTCTGTCAACTACATCACCTAAATGTATTAATGTGTCTATCTTGTTTTCTATTAGATAAGGAAAAAACTTTTCATCATAGAAACGGTTTTGATAGTTTATAAAAGCAGGTGAGTCATTACGACAACCGAAGTGTGTATCATTCAGTAGTGCTATTTTCATAACTCATAAAGTAGTCTAAACTACTCTTTGTTTTCTTCTTCCTCTTTTTCTTTTTCTTTGCTAGATCATCAGCAATTTTTTGTTGTTCATCAACAGACATATTCTTTTTAAGAAATTCTGTAAACTGATTTTTAAATTCTCTATCTTCACCTGGTTGCAAAGTCATATCATCATAATTAGATTCTGTAATAAGTCTATTTTTAATAGTTACTTGTTTTTTCTCTTTCTGTATTCTTCTTATGAAGGCGTAATATATAATTTGCGTGAAGTATGCAAAAGGATTGTTTGATTTCTTTGGATTAAAATTGTCTAGGTACTGTAAGCAGTTTTCTATGCCATCACTAATCATATCATCTCTAAAAGTATAATTAATAAAGTTTGGTCTATAAGATAGATGATTCGCTATCTTTAAAAAACAACTACCAATGTAATCTGTAACAGGCGGTTTCTCTAGTTTCTTTCTTTTTGCCTTGTTAACACCTTTTGTATATTCAACCATTGCAGCTAAAAATTCTTTGTTGTTTACATAATGTTCTTTTTTTGTAGTTTTTCTCATTCTTTTAATATAACACCTTTCTCTTAAAAAGTCAATGTTTTAAGCAAATTTCGGTTCATTTTTTTATTATAAGTTTGCTATCAATCAGCATTGACTTTTGGATAATTCTGTGTATAATAGAGCGTGTAGCGGGTTGCCAGGGAATATAGCTAGAGTATATAATATAATATATAAACTAGTGTATAGTTGTGTTGCCTTCGTCATCATCAAAATCATCAAATATCTCACCTATTTTTTCATTCTCAGCGTCTGTAAACTGTTGTTGTTTATAGTTTTGTTGCCTAACTGGAGCAGGTTTTTGGTCATAGTTCACAGCAATATTTTCATAACTAGTAACCATTTCAGGAGACGCATTTGTTATTGTCATTATTTTATTTTTAGGAATAGTAATTACTTTATCCGAAGTATAAGAACACCACTTTATCAATGCGATATAATCTTTGAATCCTGTCAATGTCATTTGAGGAACATACTTAATTAGTAACGGTTTTTTTATTCTTACCAATTGAGAGTTATCTGGCAACTGATCTTTACCTGTTGGTATAACAGTTACTACATCTTCGCCATTGACTAATTTGATTATTTTAACGCCTATAAATGTTTGGTTTGTATTCATCTTATTTTAACTCCACATTATGGATTTCGTATTCAAAATCCTCTTCGTTGTATATATTTATCCTTTCTCTAAAGTGAGAAAGAGTATAGTTTTCTTTTTCATTGTGCGTTAAATCATCTGCTATATCATACAAAGTAGCATCCGAATCGTTATCTTTTAATCTTAAACCTCTACCAATTGATTGTAAGTTTCTTATTCTACTCTTACTAGGACTTGCAAATACTATGTTGTGCAAGTTTCTAATATTAATACCAGTGGAGAAAGTACCATAACTAGCAACTATAATTGCACCTTCAGATTTTTCAGTTATGAATCTAATCTTTTCTCTTTCTTCAGCTGCCACACCACCATAAACAAAGAACACTTGTTTGTCTGATTTTTCTTCTATTAACTTTTGAAGTATCACTCCGTGTTTTTCTACATATTGAAATAAGACTAAAGTATTACCTTGTAGTCCTGTAACTAAATTACGAATATACTTGTTTCTTTTTTCATTAGAAACCAAATAGTCCATTTCTTCTTGGTATGTTTTGCCAAACATATCTGCTCTGACCTGTTTATCGTGTTGTAAAATTAAACAGAAAATTTTTAAATTAGCAAGTTGTTTCTTTTCTTGTAGTTCACTTGTAGATACTACTTTGTTTACTGTACCAAACAGACCTTCTAATACAAGTTTGTGTGTTTTAGTGCCATCTAAAGTACCAGTAAGACCTACTCTATACTTACAGTCTTTTAGTTTTGACATTATCTTTGTCAATGAAACTGCTTTAAACAAGTGTGCCTCGTCACCAATTACCATACCAAACTGTTTAAACCATTTCTCTGGTAGATTGTAAATTGATTGCCAGGTACTGATTACTACTCGTTTGGTAGTGTCCTTATCGTGTCCTTGGTATATTCTGTGTACATTGCGATCACTATTATATCCATAGTCTTTAAAGTCTTTATATAACTGTTCCACTAAAGATGTTGTTGGCACAATTATTAATATCTTATCTTGTTTCTTTTCTTTTAATCTTAATAGATTGTATATTAACATTAGATATACTATCAATGACTTACCAGAGGCAGTAGGCGATAGCAATAAACATCTACTCTTTGTTATAGAGTGTACAAATGCTTCTCTTTGATAATCTCTTATTTCTATTTTAGGTATCTTTAGTGCTTTTAAAAATCTAGTTACATCATCAGCATTAGTTTGTACATCTTTAATTTTAGTACCATCAACTATCTGTATGTTATTCTTTTCGCACCAGTCTATAATATAAGGATATAGTCCTGCATATATTTGACCAGTTGCATAACTGAATAATCTAATTTTACCGTCCCAAACTCTATTTCTGTATTGGGGCATAAACTTAAATCCAGGCACTTCAAAGGTAAAGTATTCACCTAATTCTCTACGAATATCAGCGTCTGCTTCTATCTTTAAATAGACTTCGTTCTTTTTATCTATGATGAGGTATCTTGTAGTTGTCATTATTAAATAGCGCCACTAGTAAACTTTCTCCAGTCAATAGCGTTTTTAATAGTAAATGTTCTATTAGATATTTGTCTGATTGTTCTATCTAAAAAATCTACTGTAACTTCCAAGTATTTAACTTTTTGATATGCTTTTGTGTATTCTTCATCTGCTTCAATATATTTGTCAACATCTGACCTCATAATTTTTAAGTTAAAAGGTTTCAATTGATAAACAGCAGGATCAGCTTTACCTGTATAGTATTCCCACTTTTGTCTTTTGATTAATTTAAATTCATCTTCAGCACGAGTCAATAACAACTTAAACTTTGTTAAGTGTTTCATAAATTCGTTATGTAGTTGAGGTGTTTTTAATGACTCTAAATCTAATTCAGTATCATTTATTTTTAGCTTCTTATCAGCTAGTTCTTGTAGTTGTTCTAAATCCATAATAACTCCATTATAACACAAAACTCTTAAAAAATCAAGTTTAAGAGGTTGTAATTGTTGTTCTACTTGCGTTT